ATTAAACCTTTGGAACAAGATATAGCTGTTAATAAGGCTGAGATTGCTGTACTTAAAGCTAAAGTAGATGAGATTAAAGCTCGATCTGATAACCCATTATCTAATTGAGCAAAGTCCAGTTAATATAATTGCCAGATCCTACCTCATAAGCAGATAGTAACTCTTCTTCTGTGCAGTTATATTTTTCTTCAAAGCCTTTACGACCAAGCCCATGATATCCTATCTTGTTTTCTCTATGATGTTTTGTGCAAAGCGGAACACATTTAATATTCCTTTGAGACATTCCCATTCCTTTTCTAAGATGATGTATCTCAGTTGGTGTTGTTTGTTTTTCATTTAGTTTTTTGCATAGGACACAGCCATACTCTTTCTGCATCCTATACAATTCCAGCATTTTTTTATTTGGTTTTTTTCTTTTCATTTTTTTTCTTACCAAATATTTTTTCAAAGTTCTGGTCAAACTTTTTTTTATTGAAAGGTCTGTAAGTACTTCCTTTACTCATTAACAACCTTTAAGTTTCTATATTCCTTTTTGTTACCTTTAGCCAGATACCCAAGCTCACACAATCTTCTAACTATAGTGTATGCTTGACTCTCGGCTATTAAGTTACAGTCATCTGTTATTTCCTTGTAAGTAGGAGCTTCGTTATAAACAACAATACAATGTTTAACATAACGAAATACTTTTGATTGTAATTTTGTCATTAAAATGGAGCCTCCTCAGATTCTCTTATTGGCTCATGATCTAAAACAGATCCGCCTGTTGTAACATTTGGATCAGCTAATTGATTATCAGATTTGTTTCCTAAGAGTTCAACAGTGTGAGCTTTAATACTTACTCTCGTTATATTATCTTTGTCTTTATAATAATCTAACGTACCCTCTACATAAATCTGTGTTCCTTTAGACATGTAAGGTGCAAGTTTTTCTAAAGCATCTGGTTTATTTCTTGGCGACCAAAACTGTATGCTGTTATGCCATACAGATTCTTTGCCTTTGTTAGTGTATTTTGTTGTAGCAATTGAAAAAGACAGAAAAGTATTGCCTGTACTAGCTGTCTTTATCTCTGCATCTTGTCCTAATTTTCCTATTAATTGTATCTTGTTAAGACTTCCCATTGTTTTCTCCTTGTAATGTTGATCTGTGAACTTGTCCGGCAAGCTGTAATCTAGCCATTGCTTTTTTACTAAACACATTGGTTGCTTCACTCCAATTTTCTTTTATCCATGCATCTAAAAATTCTTCAGTAGGCTGAGACTCCAAATCTTTTATATAATCTTCAATATCATATAAATCAGATTCTTCATCTTTGCCAGAAGCCATTAAAAATAATTTCATAAAACAATATTTCATGGCATATGATTGTGCTTTGCCTATGCCTTTATCTTGTTTATCTGAACCCTCTCCATATGCAGACACAACAATTTTATCTTCTTGATTATCTGCATCGTATATAGTTACATCGCATCTTATTGAAGTAAGATCCCCATGTCTTTGGTAATCAGAAAATGTAGGTATAGAAATTATCCCTTGTGTTTTTATTATGTCTGTCATCTTAGCTGAAACAGCATTATGACTAACTGTTGGATATTTCATTCCATCTTTTTGTTCCGCTTGAACAACTCCAACTTTTTCTATACATAATTTTATTTTATTTAGTAATGTTAATTTTTTTTCAGTCATTGTTATTTCCTCTCTGCTAAAACTTTGTTTAATATTTTTTTATCTTTTTCAATATCAGAATGTCTATCTGATATTTCATCTCTTAATAACTCAACTATTACATCAAGATCAATATCATAAAGTCCTTGATCTAACTGAAGTATCACCCAGTATTGAGTATTACCTTTTGATTTAAAATGAATATCCAATTCACATTCATCTGAATTAAATTGCTGTATTGAATTATTAAAAGAAAGCTGATAAGCCTTTCCCTCTACATGTATAATGGTATATTCTTTATCATCATGACATGTAAAAGGAACTGACATTGTTTCTTTTGGTGATAGAAATTTTACTACGCTCATTTATTTTTCCTCTTTAGTTTTGATTTCTGTAACAGCTAGCCTACCTAGTTTGTTACGTTTAATTTCTAATCCCTCGCCAACTGCATGTCTGCAATCATCTGGAATTAAAGATTTCATTTGTACTTTACACTCATTGTGCAATGTATAATTCTCTTTAGTTTCTTTGTATTGTTTAGCACAAGCTATCCAATTTTTATTTTTACTCATGTCGTATCTAATCATTCCATCTAATGCTATGTTGTTAGGAACTTCTGGAACTAAATCTTCAAATCCTTTTGGTTCTGTTTTAGTTTCAACATACTTCCAGAAAGCTGATTCATATTTGTAAAGTCTTTCTTGAAATTGTGGATCTGATTCTATTACAGTATGTTCATGCCTGTTGTTGCCAAAGATAACTGATAAATAGATTGAGTCTGATTCATCATGCATCATGTAATGTTGTAATTGTGCATAATAATATTCAGCTACTTTTTCTAGTGTGTTATTTGCATGAGTATGTTTAGCTTCAACTAAAACATTAGTGTCATCATGTTCTATAACACCATCGCAATTTGATCTCATAAAGTCTTTAGGCGGTATAACAACATCTCTTGTTATAGATTGATCTAATTCTTTAGCTAAAAAATCTAGGTTAATTTGTTCAGTAGCTATTCCTATTTGTACAGGTAACACTCCAGATAAATCTTCTGGTTCTGTTAGCCCCATTTTTTCTTTCCAAAGATTGAGCCAGTCTCCATTCATCAAGCGGACAGCATCACTACCACCGATACCCTTTCTTCTGTGTTCATGCCATTGTTTTGTTTTGTTTTTCATATATCCTCCAAGTTTTATATATATGTTAGATAAGTATTATACCATATTATGTGTTGCCAAGTAATTTATTTCTACTTTTTAATGGCAAACTATCAAAGTTTTCTTTTGTTTCTAAGGTCCGATAAGCTTCAACAAATTTGTCTCTAAGTTTTTCATAATCTTTTTCTAGAGTTTTGTTGATGTTGTTGCCGCCTAAAATTTTAAATACTTTAAGTGCAATAGTATCCTTAACTTCTTTTCTGTCTAGAAAGTCTTTCAAATGTTTTTCTATTCTTAAATTAGATTCGACCAGATGTTTCATTATGTCGCAGACTTGTGGTTTCCATTGGCTTGATTGAGTATGTACTGCAAATGATTTGATACAATCCTCAAAGTTATAAGTCCTTAATGCTATCCAGAAGAAACCTTTTTGCATGTCGTTCAATGCTCTTTGTTTTGGATACTGCATTTCAATTGCAGATATAAATTTTCTAAACTCTTGTTCTGTCATTGTTATTCCCCTTTGGTTTTAGTGCTGTTAGTTTTTGTTTGCTTTGTAATCTTGTTAAATAGTTTATCAATTTTTTATAATCAATTGAGTCAGCCTCGCTTGATCTTGATCTAAAATATTTATCGTCAACAACTTCGTTATATAATCTTGCATAAAATCTTTTGTAATTATTGTTTAGTTTATATATATCTTTACTTGATTTTTTTACATCAAAAATAATAAAGTGTCTTGCTATGTTCCAGATGCATTCAATACCAACTTCATGCCCTTTGTTTCTGTATGCTGTTGTATAATCGTATATCATTCTCCATACATGTTGATTCGCCAGATGATAGTTTAAAAATTCTTGAAATCCCTCAACATTACATGATCTAATTTCATTTTCTAATGACTCGAATGTTTGGAAGTTATCTTTATATATGCTCATTATTTTTGCCTCGCTTTTTTCCAATGTCTTGTTAGTGTAATAGGTACTTCTAGTATTTTATTGCTTGGTTCATGTATCCAATGCTCTACGTTCTCGCATTCAGTATTCAATAATTTACAATCTTTTTGTTTGTATATTACATCACCATATTTATCTATATTTTCTTCATGTTTGTCACCATACTCATCATATTTTACTCTCATTATTTTTCTCCTCTATTCCACGTTCTCTTTTACTTCATCTAAAAATTTTTGTTCAATGTAGCTTGGGCTCGTTAATTTATTAAGAAATTCTTCTGGACTTTTATATTGTGTTTCTTGATTCCAATAATCATATTCATCTTGTATAGTTTTATCTGTTGAAAATTCGTTCTTAAAGTTATTTGAATTACTACAATAATCTATTCTTAGATTGCACAGAGCAATACATTTAATCATTATTTTTCTATCTTTCATTAGCTTTCTCCGAACATTTACTACAGATGTGTTTCGTAACTCTGAACCCATGCACTACTATAGTGGGAACACCACCTCTATTCTCAACAGTTTCCTTGCTTGGACTTCCAAATGAGATAGACTTTTTTGAATACATACTACCTTTCTCAATGATTGATTTACATTGATAGCAATCGTATTCTTTTCTTGCTCTTGTTAATTTAGTCATCTTTAAAATCTCCTTGTTAATTTACTCGTCATACTTAAATTCCATATGCATATCTTCCAATGTATCTGCAAATTCTTTTTCTAATCTGTTTTTAATTTTTATTAATGTTTGCATATAAAAAGTATTGAGAGCATCTTGTCTGCCTTTGTTGTATGATAGCTCACATCTAACATCTGGCATCATTTGTTTTTTTAACCATTCTCTTGGTAATTGTTTCTCTATTATATGAAGATCAGCATTCATGCATTCACTAATAGTTTTAATAATATTTAATTGATCATTTTCTTTCATGTGTTTTTCTCCTCATTTATTTCTGGAAAATCATAAGCATTTACAATTTCGGCTGCTTGATCTTCGCTCATTCCATGCGATCTAAATCTTTTGATCGCGTCTTCTGTGCTGAGTCCCTCCTCCAAAGAACTCAGCAGAACATCGTTGAATAATTTACTCATTTATTTTCCTTGATTAAATCGTTGTAGTCATCTGATGCTTTTTGATCTTCGTCTTCTGGAATTAGATCAACCCATTCAGACAAACGAATTCTATCCTCTCCTTTTCTTAAAATTGCAGATTTAATTAAACGATTATCAACATAAAATCTGAATTGCCTGTCTCCATTATCCATAATTTTATGGGTGGTCTTGATCGTTGCGAAGTCATGCGAGTTAGTCGCACTGGTTCCGATCTTGATCTTGTTTATTCCCTCACGTTTAACACCATATGATTTGTTCGATTTATAAATGCATGCGGTTATGTCGTTCCAGATAGGGTAACTGTGTGCCATTTTATTTTCTCCAAGTTAATATACTATACTAGTATTATACTCATATTATATATTAAAAGTCCAGATGAATTATATTTAATTTCAATATAAGCATTTACTGATATAAGAAAATTCGGCTAGACAATATGGCACTTGTGACTATAAAGACCATATGAGTAAGAGCCATACTATCAGCCATAGGCAATTGATAAAGGATATGGCTCGCAATGAATATGCAACATGATCTAGTAGATCAGTTAGGCTCGATCGCAAGACGATCTCGTTCTCATTATTCCAGACACAGCAAGTCTGTCTGCAATAATCGAGATTGTTTTATTGCCACCAGTAGATTACTATTGAGTTATGAACCTGAAGCCGAAAAACAAAGAGATCAACCCAAGAGCAAAGAAGCTTGTGGATATACTCGTATCTAAGGGATGCACTATAACAGAGGCTTCATATCTGGCTGGATACAAAGGGAACAGTGCAAGGGTATCAGCTAGTAAGATGCTACATAAACCAGAAGTACAGGAATACTACCGAAGCCAGATCCAACACAGATTGAATATCTCTACAGGTAAGGCGGTTAATACTCTAGCTCGGCTAACTACTGAGGCTAAGTCTGAGTATGTTCAGCTTGAGGCTAGCAAAGACATTCTAGATAGGGGCGGGTTCAAGGCACCAGACAAGCATATGCATCTTCTATCTGGGGACTTCAAGGTTAACATAGACCTCAGCTGATCTCCCCTACCCTATCGGGTAGCCACCGAGCCCACCCTAAAGCAGCACACTTCGTGTACCTAAGAATACTCAGCCACTAGGCTTCGTATGATACCATAGCACTGGCGTTGCCAGTACCTACTACCACCCCCCACAAGATAATGATCGTACTACACTCACAGAGGGGTGGGGGTTAGAAATTGGGTTTGTCGGGGAAGTAGAGGTAACTCAATCTCTACAGACCTCAAAAAAGCTCGGTAACATCCCTACAACCAAACAACAATAGCGCGATTCAAAAAAATTTTTACCTTGAAATAGCTCGTTGATTACTAGTAGAATAAGGATATGGCTGAAAAAGATAAGAAACAAAAGTTTATTGATTCACTTTACACACCCCCATCGGGCAGTAAGATTGTATCAGATGCTATGTGGGCGATCCCCATAACGGGTGGGTTTAAGATACTAGATACCCTTATTGGAGGTTTCAAGGCTTATAAGACTTATACGGCTGGCTCTAAAGCTGTGGTATCTGGACTGCTCAAAACGGATAAGAAAGTCTTTGATGCTGAATCTGGAAAGATTGGCAAAGTAGCAAAAACAGCAACGGATGCTTTTGTTAGAATTAAAAACCCAACCGCTGCCAATAAAAGAGATTATGTGCAAATCAAAAAGATGGTTAATACCGCAAAGACTGATCTCGATAAAAAATTTAAAATAACCAGTAAAGCTCGCCTAGAGGGATTGCTTGAAAATAACTCAATGGTTAGAAATACTTTGCTTAAAAAAGCTGGAACCTCTATTACAGGCGATATACTTGGGGTTTATGGTGCAACCGAATACATTAAACGTAATGAGAAACGATGAGCGTAATAAAATACTATAAAGAAAATCCTTTGAACCTAGCTTTAGATGTTGCTAGTTTTATTCCAGCAGTAAGAGGTGCAAGGATTGCCTATCAAGCTGGCAAATATGCTTTAAGATCATATAAGGCGGGTAAAATAAAAACTAGACAAACTTTACTTAGAGGTCATACCGATATGACAAGTCAAATTAATGTCCTTAAAGCTAAAGCAGCAACCAATCCTAAATATGATTTGTCTTCAAAAAAAGCCTCAATAAAAAATTGGAATAAATATTTAAAAGAATACGAAGCTGACTTGCCAAAACAGATAAAAAAATTAGATAGGTCATTACTCAAAAATATTTCTACAGACAAAACTACTCATATTGGCGCTGCTAATTTGGTAGGCGGTGTCGGAACTACTGCTTTAATACAAACTGGTGCAGATAATAGTTTATACAACTACATGAAAAATAAAAATGGCAAATAGAAAAAACGAAAGGCGTAAAGCCGCTAAAGATAAAAGAGATAAAGACAAATGAATAGAGTATCTAGATTACAAAAAAGAGCCGATGCGATAACAAAGAACGATGCTAAAAACGCCAGAGCCGAGCGCAATCAAAAAGTCAAACTCTACATTGAGGTTAAAATGGCTCGAGGACATTCAAGAGAAGATGCAACCCGTATGGCAAAAGAACTGATTGATGGACAGTAATGAGCTTACTAACTTACGTTAAAGAAAACCCAATACAATCAGCTTTAACTGTAGCTAGTGTTATTCCAGCAGTCAGAGTAGCTTCTTTGTTATATAAAGGTAGCAAAGTAGCTTATAAATCATTGTCAGCTATTGAAGCAAAACAAGCAGTTCGTAAAGCAATTGGTGTACCAAAAAGAAGTGTAACCCTTTATAGCGGAAGTGTTAAAGGTAATCCCTCATTCCGAAATACTTCTGGAGCTAAATATGATAAGTGGTTTGAAGCATCAAAAGGATATGGAATTAGATATACAATGCCTTACTTAAATAAAAAATTAGCAAGTCAATCTAAATTACCAAAAATAAAAGATGAACTAAAACCATACAATAAAAAATATATAGCATTTGCTAATAAAGGTGGTGGCGAATTAAGAAAGGTAACATTAAATCAAAAAGAAATGTTGCAAGTACAAAAACTACAAAACACAGGAAAACTACAAGGTTTTAAATCTAATTTATTTTCTAAAAATCCAACATATCATGGACAATTACCTAAAAATTTATTAGATAAAGCTGAAAAAATACCATTAACTACGATGATAAAACCAATAAAACCAACACATTATAAAATGAGAGGCGGATGGAGAAAAGAAACATAATATGGCACATTCGATAGAAAAACTCAATAAGTACTCATTTGATGGTCTTAAGAAGCTCAGACAAGCCGTTAAACTCAGATACATGTCAGACTACCCAAAAGAATTTATGACCGATTATGAGGCTGATAAGGTCCTTGAAACCCTTAAACCAGAAACATTAGAGATGTTGCATAAGATGGTAGTTAACAAAAAGGTTATAACAGACAATGGCATCGTTAAACTATAAGCCAGATGGCGATACGATAAAGCAATTCATGAAAGATCAATCATTCTTTAGGGGACTTCGTGGTCCTGTAGGGAGCGGTAAGTCGGTTTCTTGTTGTATTGAAATACTAAGAAGAGCCTTAGAACAAAAGGTTGGCGAGGATGGTAAACGTAAATCTAGGTGGGCTGTTATTCGTAATACCAATCCACAGCTTAAAACTACTACCATTAAGACTTGGCTAGACTGGTTTCCAGAAGATGAATGGGGAAAGTTTGCTTGGTCAGTTCCCTATACCCATCACATCAAAAAAGGCGAATTAGACTTAGAGGTTATCTTTTTAGCCCTTGATAGACCAGAAGATGTGAAAAAACTGTTATCTTTAGAATTAACAGGCGTATGGATCAACGAAGCAAGAGAAATACCTAAGTCAATTATTGATGCTACTACCATGAGAGTAGGTAGATATCCCTCTATGAGAGATGGTGGACCGAGTTGGTATGGCGTTATTGCTGATACTAACCCTCCAGATACAGATCATTGGTGGTCAATCCTAGCGGGTGAATCGGTTATGCCAGATTATATTACCAAGCAAGAAGCTAAGATGTTAGTCAAACCAGACAATTGGATATTCTATAATCAGCCACCAGCAATGCTAGAGATTAAAGATAAAGAGGGACATTTAGATAGATATGAAGATAACAAAGATAGAGAGAATGGAAAAAATTTAACTCATGCCTACTACTCAAACATTATTCGAGGTAAGACTAAATCATGGATAGATGTCTATGTATTAAACAAACTAGGACAGATTGAAGATGGAAAACCTGTGTATGAAATGTTTAGACGTGATGTACACGTTGCTAAATCTGATGTAGCCATTATGAAAGATACTTCCATATACGTAGGAATTGACTTTGGATTAACCCCAGCGTGTGTATTTGGTCAAAGAGTTAGAGGTAGATGGCTTATCATAGATGAATTAGTAGCAGAAGATATGGGTATATTACGTTTCTCAGACCTTATGAAACAAAAAATGGCAGAGTATTTACCCAGAAACTTTGTAATATTTGGTGATCCAGCTGGCGATCATAGAGCGCAGACAGATGAATCAACACCATTTCAGATACTTAGAGGGCGTGGAATATCTGCAAGACCAGCGCCAAGCAATGATGTTATGTTGAGATTAGAGAGCGTCAATGTTACATTATCGCGTATGGTAGATGGTGAATCTGGAATATTGATAGACCCAAAATGTATTAATATTATTAAAGGGTTTGATGGCGGTTATAACTACAGAAGAATGCAAGTATCGGGAGAAAGATACGAGGACAAACCAAATAAAAATAGATTTTCTCATATACACGATGCATTACAATACATGTTATTGGGTGCTGGAGAGGGAAGAAAGTTGACAATTGGCTCAAAAACTAGCAAAGTTGTAGTAGCAAAAAGAAATTTTGATGTGTTTGGAACTAAAACTAGACACTTAGAAGACAGGAGAAGATGATATGTGCGGAGGAGGCGGAGGCTATACACCACCACCACCACCTGAACCAGATCCTCGTATTGAGGAGCAAGCTAAAGAAAAGCGTGCAAGGGAAAGGAGAGTGGCATTAAATGAAAAAGCTAGACTAAAAGATGAGGCGTTTGAAATTGCTGTACAAAATGCTTATGGCATGAAAAATCGTAGATCATTGTTGTCTGCTTCTTCTAGAAAAGGCGGCGAGGGTTTCAACGTTGATGCTGGTTTAATGTCTAAAACTACGTTAGGAGCTTAAATATGTGTGAGGGCACAATGGGCGGAAAATTAAAAAAATCTTGGGAAACAAAAAATCCTACAGAACCTTTTCCGTTTGTTAAGTCAGAAGTCTATAATCGTAAAAAAGCAGAAAGCAAAGTAAAGGTTGCTAATCTTAATCAGCCAAGCACAAGTAGAACGGCAAGAATGTTTCAAACAGCTTACAAAGATAAAACAATAATGAACAAAAGCCTTTTAGGAGGGTAAATTGGTATTACCAATAGAAAATACACAACCTATATCTCAAATGGATTCTCCGGTTAGACGGCTTTTAGCTAGATATGAGCAAGCCAAAACCATTAAACACCAATGGCATGACATCCTTGAAGAGTGTTATGAGTACGCTTTACCACAAAAAGAAAGTTTTTTTACAGAATCACAAGGCAGAAGAAGAACAAATCGTATCTTTGACGAAACCGCAGTCGTAGGTGTACAAGAGTTTGCTTCAAGATTACAGGCTGGTATTGTACCGAACTATGCAAGATGGGCTGACTTTGTAGCGGGAACTGACGTTCCACCAGATGAAGCTAAAGAATTAAATGAAATATTAGATCAAGTAACTGATTATGTGTTTGAGGTATTACAGGCTTCTAATTTTTCACAGGAAGTGCATGAGTCATTTTTAGATATGGCTCTAGGGACAGGAGTCCTCTTAGTAGAAGAGGGAGATGCTGTTAACCCTATTAGGTTTAGAGCAATACCTTTGCCTCAAGTTTGGTTAACATCTGGACACGATGATAGAGTAGACCATGTCTTTAGAAGAAGAGTTATTCGCATGAAAGAAATACAGGTTGCTTACCCAGATGCTGTATTTGGAGACAAAATGATGATGGATTTGAATAAAAATCCAGACAAAGAATGTGAAATTATAGAAGTTGTATACCGAAACTACCACAATACTAAGGAAG